AGTTACGTTCCAACATTGAGTCTTTATCCAATCGCGGCAAGCGTCATCAATCACAGAACGAAATTGAGGCTCTTTCGCAATCCGAACCCGCAACGAATCAGGTTCCCTGCTCGCTATCAGTTTTACTCTCTCGCTGTGCCCCTCACTAACTTCGCTGCCCAATCGAAGGTAAGCGACATAAAGCGGATCTAATCTGTTTTCACTCATTGTAAAATGCCTACAATCGCTTAAGTGCTTTCTGAATTGCCTCTTTATCGTTGGCCTTAACCGCCTTTTGAAGCCGTGCCCATCTTCCAAGTCAGACCACTTGCCGATAAGTTAGGCGCTTTCCCTGTGTGGCCTTGACTGCGGCAACCGTGCGCTCGCCGTCTGTTACCTTGCGATGGTTCCAACGAAAGGCGAATTCGTTCGCATACTTGGGAAGATGCTCACGGCTGACATGATGCCATGAACCATACACGCCGCGCTTTAGCAGGCTGAAAAAGCTTTCGCATGTATTGACGTGCGCCAGTTCGCCGGTGGGCAAGTTCAAAACGTATTCCTTCGCACTGTGATTGACGACGTGATGCGCCTTGTAGCTCTTGACCGTCCCGCGAGACGCGCCAGAATCGTCCGTATTGACGATTGCTCCCTTGTCCACGCATTCGGCCAAGGCTTTCCCGAGATTCTTTTGTGTCACGCTTGCCACAACTCGCGTATGCACATCGCCGCCGCGCTCCACAAGGGCTACAACGGGCGTTTTGCGCGTGTACCGTGTCTTGGCATCGCCCTTCCCGCCAACGAACGTTTCGTCAACTTCAACCGTGCCTTTGAGCAATTCACCGAGCGGAAATTTTGGACTCATGGCGTGTCTGATTCTATGCGCCATAAACCACGCGGTTTTATACGTTACGTCTAACATCCGGTGTAACTGGTGGGCACTAATCGCTTTCTTGCTTGAGCACAGAATAAAGAATGCCATCAGCCATTTGCTGATCGGTAAATGCGAGTCCTCGAATATCGTGCCGACTGTCACGGTAAATTCCTTGCGGCAGGCCGCGCATTTATACAGACCTTTGCGAACGGGTGATTTACTGCCAGCCTTGGGCGTCAATTTGTAAACCTCAGTAAACTTGCAATGGGGACAAACCGGACCTTCCGGCCACAACAGAGACTCAAGCAAATCACGCGCCTTATCCGGGTCTGAATATTCTTGCGCCAGCTTAATCAGGTTCAATTCTTCCGCGTCGAATTCGGGCTTCTCGTTCTTCATGCGCCCACACTAGCAAAACGCGGTGGGCTTGTCAAGTATATAGTCCCGGAAAAGGTGAGGTATGAACTTCAAAAGAATCACGCAGCATAATTCAACTCGTACGACTCACGAAGCTTCCGAGACTTCTCGATGAGGTTGGTGATCCACTCGTGGTTTGAGTCGTCTTCGTCGGTGTTCACCATCTTCTTGATTTGAAAACCACGCCTACGTGCGCCTTCAAGCACTATCGCCGCCCAATCGTAAAGATCGGGACTTTGGCCTGTGCGTTCCTTCATCTTGATTTTTGATTCCACCTCGATTTTGTTTCCAGAAACCTCCTGCCATTCACGCATACAACCATCGTCAATCACGTCCTCGGTTAATCCACGCACTTGACCAGCGACAATTGCATAGCGCGTTGACCACCATAATTCGGTAACGAACTTAGAGTAATGCTCCTTGCATGTCTTGAGCCGCCTCACACCGTTGCGATCCATGATGTAATGGTCCATAGTCACAGGCCGGTCACTTGGACTGCCTCCAAACTCAACAGGGTTTATATTGGCGCTCCACACACGAGCGAGCGACGGCCCAAGAGAACCACGACCTGTGGAGTCGTAAAACATATTCTCAGGCGGGATGCCGTTGCTCTGACAAAAGTTCCTGACCCATTCAGCGATTTGGTCTTCGGGCAACTTCGGAAGGTTAATCACAATTGGAATTATGACCGGCTTCCAGTATTTCAAAATCGTAGTGCCGGTTGTGTCTCGTCCAAACTCACCATAGCCGCCCACACAGCGATCACCACCTGCGCCACCGTAGGCGGCGTCCAATCCAAATATCTTCACTCGTGGACTTCCGTCCCAAATCACATCGTCCAACGCCTTGTTCTGTTTGCACAATTGAAAGCTGATGACGCGCTTGGCGTTCAACCCGCTCTTGCGAACGCCCAATGCTTGAGAATAATACTGGTGCGAGTCCTTCCCGTAACCAGCGATGACGCGCTCAATTGAATCCTGATTGAGCATCCCTGGATATTTGTCAGCACAACCTTCATCGAACGTCGGGCTATCCAAACCATAGAGACAAATCGTTCGGCTATTTAGAAAGCGGCGATTCTTCCAAACGTCGGTCTTCGTCGGCTCGGGCATGGACTCCCATCCACACTCAGGCTCAGAGAGCTTGTCGAGCGGATCGTTCTGTCCAATGGGATTGCCGTCGAAGATTCCTTTGTAGTCGCCGCTATTCATATTTCCTATGGACTCCAACATACCCGGTCCCATGAACTGCATTTCATTTCCCAAGTGGCGTCGGCGCTTCTGTTTGATGCCAACGTAAGGCGCTATCGACTGGAACTCTCCAGTGGCGCTCTTACAAGCAACGCAGAGCAGTCCCTTACGCATCTCGCGGATTGAAGCGTCATCATCAAGGTCATCGGTCATTATCGCTTTTTTGGCATCGAGGACGTTGCCAGCCAACCATGGATACTTGGTTCGTGCCTGACGAAAGAGCATTTTAATGTCACCCCAAATGCGTGTCTCGATTGCAACAAGTGTGGTTGATGAAATGAGAATGAGTGTGTTGTCTGGGAATGCCCAGTAATCTGTAAGTGCGTATTTGGAAATCGAACGAGTTTTGCCAGTGTCCTTTGGCCCTGTGACAATGGTGATGGTGTTGTTTAGAATCTCGCTGAGAATTAGATCTGTCCAACGGTTTTCATATTCGGTTGGCCAAAGGAGTCTCTCCGCTTCCTTATAGTGAAATAACAAACCATTGCCTACATCTTTTCCTTTGTGTTTGAACCTTCCTCCTTGCTGAATCATGTGGAACTCAATTACGAGCGAGTCAGTTCCATCTGGCCACTCAGTTCCATATCGCTCAAACATCTGTGTTGACCTTAGTGGAAGAAAGGCAGAGAGTCGAGAATATGAGTCCTGATTAGATCACATGAGTCCAACGTTCTCCAATCAACACATCCCTTACGGTCACCCTATTAACTTCTGGGAATTTTTCGGCTACCTCTTTTTGGGTGAGTCCTTTTTTGTAAAGCAACCTCATTTCTCTTACTTTTTGGTCATTAAGCTTTGCGTTCGAATTTTTAACGCCTTTAAGGGTTCTCCCTTTGTTTCTGCAATCTCTCATGTTGTCCACATTGGTTCCAATAAACATGTGATCAGGATTAACGCACGGCGGCTGATCGCAATCATGGCAGACAAACAATCCTTTGGGTATTGGCCCCATGAACATTATCCACGGAAGGCGACCCCCAGTGTATGTCCTTCGCTGGAAAACACACCTCGCATACCCTTTTGGATTAAGAGACTTTTTCCAAATCCAGCAAGGGGTTTTGTAACCTCTGTCCTCAACGGTATACTGTTGGTTCCAATTTGCTTTTATATCTTCCAAAGATTTTGGTTTTGGACCTGATTTTGCCATGAAACAATTGTTGCATAACACCGCATTACATATCAAGGAAATATGTCACCCGTAGACTGTTGCACAAGTTGTGATACCCAAGTTGCTCCCGTTGCGGTGGTCGGGCCACAGGGCGCTACCGGACCTGCTGGAACCAGCGGCACCAACGGCGTTAGCGCGTTCACCACGACCACCACTCAAGTCGGACCAACGCCGGGAGATACAACCACGACTTACAACCTTCCCGTTGCAAATTCCACTTCGTTTGTCGTCGGTCAGGATATTATTGCAGGTCAAGGACCGGGGGTAATTCTCGCCAATCCGGGTCCGCTGGCGATGGTCATCACAGCAATTCCCTCCCCTGTAAGCATCACCGTAAAAAATCTTCGTGTGGTCGATCAGGGCGTAACCTTGAGCAGCGGAGCGGTGGTGTCCGTCAGTGGATTTCTGCCAGCGGTTCCAATCAGCATCGCTCAGGGTGGAACAAATGCTATTACCAAAGCGGCGGCACAAACGAGTTTGGGATTGGGTCAAAATTCATTTATCTCAACCGTGGCAAGTGGGTTGGCTCAAATCATTACTAATTCTTACCTTCAAGTCGGATCAATCGACATTCAGATACCAGCGGTTGGGGTTTACGAAATGCGCGGCCACATAATGATTGATTTTAGCGGCACCACATTTGCCGCCAGCAGACAAATAACTGCTGTGATCAGGAACGTGACTCAAGGCACATTTGTTTCCATAGCGGTGCTCAACACACAGATAATGACCACACTCAGTTTCCCGTCTCATGCGCTGATAATTCCTCCTGTCCTTTACTCTGGAGTCGTGGCCAATGACCATTTGCAAATTTGGGTAGAGATCAATGTCGTGAACACCGCAGGCACGTTGAGCGTTGACGCCGGTTCGCTTGAAGCCATTCCACTTCGGTTAACATAAGATGGCAAGATCGTCTCAACTTCTACAAGGTCGGGATAGTCGAAAGGCATTTCCAACATCTCTAATTCCCAGATCGGGGAATCACGGAGTCTATGGAATAATTAGCAATGTAGATGCGAGAATTTACGTTGGGAGTGCTGTAGATCTATACGATAGATACTCCAACCACAAATTGCGGCTGATAAAAGGCAATCATTATTCTGAACACATTCAAGAGGTCCATAACACTCACCCAGAAGCATTAGAGTTTTGCGTCATCGAAGAAGTAAAGGACGTTTCAACGCTCAGGCAAAGAGAACAATTCTGGATGGATTTTTACCAGTCTTATTTGCCTGAAAAGGGTTTTAACAAAAACCCAAAATCTGACTCTCCACTTGGTAGAAAATTAACCGAGGATGCTCGGTCAAAGATTGGTAAAAGTAAGTTGGGAAAACTCAACACAAAAGTTTCAAAACCCGTAATCCAATGGTCGGTGGATGGAATTAAACTTCAAACATTCCCATCTGCTTCTGAGGCTGGAAGACAGTTAAAAATACCAGTTTCATGTATTGTAAATTGCATAGCAGGACGAAACAAAAAATCTGGTGGATTCAAGTGGACCTATGCCCCAACCACAGTCTAGCCAATTTTCTTCGAATACCCTGACCGATTTTTTATTTTCGTTTGAGAATGGAATGAACAGCGGCGTATCGCCGCTCCTGCTTCAAAAAAATCAGTTAGCTTGGGCATCCAATGCCACAACGAGGGGGAATTTGTTGCATCCCCGTCCGGTTCGTAGAATTCTAGCCCTTCAATTTCCGAGTCCCGCCGTTCAAACCGCTGTCACGACAGGATTGTTTCAGGGATATGTGTACTACAAACCCGACCTTGGTCCTGAAACGCTCGTAGCTTCGATTTCAGGGCGTCTTTATCAGTTCATCCCCATCGGCACCACAGCAACGGTCGCGGACATTACTGGGACCAATCCGCAGTCAGCAACAGCCCTTCAAGCATGGCTCATCCAAGCTGAGAATTACGTCATTTGGACTGATGGTATAAATCTACCAGTGTTTTTTGATGGGACCAACACAGCCAGATCTAACGGTACTCCACCTCCACCTCCACCGGCGGCAATTTACAAATCGACAGCACTGTTCACGATACCCGGAAATTACAATGGATTTTCAGTTCCTCCGTC